ATTTAATTTATTTAAAGAGAAATAAGAATGGATAATTTTAGAAGGAGGATAGAAAAGGAAAGTACACCAACAATTGTATCGAGAGAACTTTACTTTACTAGTATTACTGTACAAAGTAACAACCTACAATCGTAGTCTGGCATTGTATAGAAAGGTACTGATAGTAACACTTGGTTTTGTCCAGTTGTTGGTGCGGTTGAAGTCATTGCAGAATACGACATAGTAAATAAACTAAGTAATGGAAATGAAGTTGTAGTTAAACACGGTTAGTAGAATATAATACTGAAGGTAAGAAATAACGCTAAAATTGTCAAAACTAACGGCGACAATGATGTTTTAATTACTAATGCAAGAATTTAGGCTACGTCATCTGGTCACTTTTATGACCTAGATTATGAATTGTCTGGGAGCATATATTTTTATATGATTGATCATAGCGGGGGCAGTTTATAGACTAGTGTGGTACACTTTGATGCTCCCGATACAAGTGGTAACAATCCTGACGTTATTTAGTGGGATCTTACATTTCATGCCGGCTATAATAATCGATATACCGTTGATGATCTTGGGTATTATAATCAAATTTCTGGAATAGTAGGTAGTTGTACACTTACAAGATTGTCGAATACTTAGATAAAATTCGATTTTAATCCTGTCTGATTTCTAAATAAACTCCGTAGACAGCGTATAGCATATCACTATCTTAAATAATATTCTTGTAAACAATATATAATGGTAGACTTTAATAAGAAGATATACAATACTTCAAAATTCAACGTAGCAGCACGTTTCTTTAAAGAGCATGGCTGCTATACTCTAGCCCCAAGAGGCACTACAGACTATAATAACTATTGGGACAGAGAAACAGAGAGGTGCCTCAATGGTTATGTAGCTGATGATGGGGACTATATTACAGGCTACCATTATTTCTATTTGAACTACAGCCCCATCATCAAACGTGTAGATACAACATACACAGATAGGCTTGGGAATACACGTATACGAAGAGAACGTATATTTGACTTTCCAGCCGCATGGGATGGAGATTTCTATTTCTTCAATGCAGTAGAAGAAGCTGAATAGCAAGGTAAGCATTTAGCTGTACTAAAAGCTCGTAAGAAGGGCTTTAGCTTTAAAGCTTCTTCTATGCTTGTAAGAAACTATACATTAATAGAAAAGTCTAAGAACTTTGCAATAGCTTCAGAACAGAAGTTCTTAGTTGGGGACGGGCTCCTTACGAAAGCGTGGGAGATTATGGACTTCATAGACAAGAATACAGATTGGTCTAAACGAAGACTTACATCCACTCGTATGGAGCGTGTATCCGGCTTTAAAGTAAAAGACGAGTTTGGTAAGGAGACAGAGCAAGGCTATATGTCAACCATACAAGGCATTACTTTGAAGAATGATCCAGAGCGTCTCCGTGGTACTCGTGGCAAGCTGATGATATTTGAGGAGGGAGGTAAGTTCCCCAACCTAGAAACAGCTTGGCGAGTAGCACAACCATCTATGGAAGATGACGATGGACAAGCGTTCGGCCTTATGCTCGTAATGGGTACTGGAGGTACTGAAGGCGGTTCGTTTGATGGTCTTAAGTAGATGTTCTACAATCCAAAAGCATTCAACATATTAGCGTTCCCTAATATATGGGACGATAATGCTGAGAATACTCTATGCAGTTACTTCTCTCCTATGTACCTCAATATGGAGGGATACGATAAGGATGGTAACTACAAGTTTATGGATAAGGATGGCAATAGTTTAAAAGAGAAAGCTATTGAGAATCTTATCGAACAAAGAAATCAAGTAAAAGACGGTGGGGCTACTCAATAGTCAATAGACCGTTTTATATCAGAAAGACCAATAAAACCATAGGAAGCTTGTTTGGAATTGGGTAAGAATATATTCCCTAGAAAGCTTCTAATGGATTAGCTTACCAGAATACGTACTAATACTAAGCTTAAGAATATGAAACATATCGTAGACTTAGCTTGGGATGGTAACGGTATGGTGAAAGCAACAGAAAAGAAATCCGGAGACATAACAACTTATCATTTGAAGAAAGATGACAAACCAGAAGGATCTGTAGTCATCTGGGAGTACCCAATCAATGATCCCCCATTTGGATTATACATTGCAGGCTGCGACCCGTATGATCACGACGAGTCATTCACTAACTCCTTAGGATCGACGTTTATATTTAAACGCGTTAGAGCAGGAGAAGCATGGAATGACGTAATTGTAGCTGAATATTCAGGACGACCAGATACTGCAGAAGAATATTATGAGAACGTAAGAAAGTTACTTGTGTTCTATAACGCAAGGCTCTTGTTTGAGAATGAACGTAAGGGTATCTACCCTTACTTCACGAACAAGCATTGCGATTACTTACTTGCGGATCAGCCGGATAAAATCATTACGGAAGTCTTCAAAGACAGTAAAGTGCAGCGCCGTAAAGGCTGTCACATGACGAAGTAGATTAGGGCGTACGGAGAAGGATTAATCCTTGAATGGCTTATGGATGAGTATGAGCCAGGACACCCTAATATAGAAAGAATATACAGCGAGCCACTCCTGGAAGAGCTAATAGAGAATGACGGTGTAAAAAACGTAGACCGTCTGATAGCTCTATGTATGGTTATGATATACAGAGAAGAACTATATTAGGTTAAAGTGGCAGCTGCAAAAGAACAAAACAAACAGGTTGAACTCTTCGAGATACCTCTGTTCAGTTAGAGATACTGGGACGCAGAGGAGTCACAAGATGATATACCTCTATTTAGTTTTTAAACATGGTTAGAGTAGAAGACAATTTATACAATTCAAGCTTCCCTCAACAGAAGTTGCCATTGAAGAAGAAGACTGAAGAATGGCAGCATGGTTGTGTAGACTATATTATAGGTGAGGGTAACGTTGTGTCTGGTGGTATGTCCAAGACACGATTCGGAGAGATACAAACCTACTACAACCTTTATAATTCAATATTCGATGAGAAAGACTTTAAACGTATTACGAACCCGTTTAAAGTTGAAGATGGGTTCCCTGCTACACCGCAAGACTTTAATATAATCAGGCCTAAGGTGGACCTCCTTATAGGTGAAGAGACAAAGAGGCCAATGAACTTTCGTGTAGTCAGAACATCCCAAGAAGCAGCCTCAGAGCTTATGGATCAAGAGAAAGAGATGCTGATACAATATATGATGTCAGCTATAATGTCCAAGATGAGCGAAGAAGAAGCTGTATAGTTTTAGCAATAGCTACAGTCGGGTGAGATAATGCCACCAGAAGCTATAGCTAAATATATGTCAAAGGATTATAAAGACGTTGTAGAGAATACCGCATACCATACTCTTGTATACTTAAGAGAAAAGCTTAACTTAGACAATGAGTTTATTAAGGGTTGGAAAGACGCTCTTATAGCAGGCACAGAGATCTACTATGTAGGTGTACTTAATGACGAGCCTTACTTAGAGAGAGTAAACCCAATGTTCTTTGCTTACGATCAGTCACCAGATTTGGAGTTTATAGAAGACGCTTCGTGGTGCTGTAGACGCATGAGAATGCCCGTAGCAGAGATATATGATAGATATTACGACAAGCTGTCTGAGAAGGACTTAAATAAGCTTAACGAGATGCTTACAGGGAGACCTTCTAATGATATGGGCGATAAAGACCCTGTGGACAACTTCGGAGGTATTAAGATGCATATCTATGACAATCCTCTGTTCGACCAGAAGAGTAGGCATAGTATAAACGTATGGCACTGCTGCTGGAAGTCTTTCAAGAAGATCTATTATGTTACTTACTTAGATGAAACTGGTACAACTCAAGTATAGATTGCAGATGAATCATATAAGAAGACTGGTGCAGAGATTGATGTAACACCAGACTGGATTGTAGAGGTGTGGGAAGGCTATAGAGCTGGTTCTGATCTATACTTTGGTATACAGCCATTAGAGTATCAGCATGTATCTATAGACAATCCTAATAGCCAGAAGCTGCCTTATACAGGTGCTATATACAGTAATACTAACAGTAAACCTAGGAGCTTAGTAAGTATCCTTAAACCTTTGCAGTATATGTATATCGTGCTATGGTATAGACTTGAATTAGCTATAGCTAGAGATAAGGGAAAGGTAGTCAATATGGATATTACTTAGATCCCAAAGTCTATGAACATAACTCCAGATCGTTGGATGCATTACTTATCTAGTGTAGGTGTAAACTTTATTAACCCGTATGAGTGTCTAGCATTTGGAACAAAGGTTATTATGTCAGACGGAACGATTAAGAATATCGAAAACATTAAAGTTGGAGATTCTGTAATGGGTCCTGATGGTAAGCCTAGAAAGGTTCTCGATAGACACGTTGGTATAGATAATATGTATCGCCTTAAAGCTGGAAGCGGTTGTGAAGATCAGGTTGTAAATAGTAGACATCTTATACGATATCAGGAAAAGAATCACTCTAAGCACACTACAATTGAAAAACTTGCCAATCCTATTGAAATCTTAAAAGAGGATCAAGAAAAGTCTTATGTAAAATAGAATAGATACTTGGAACGTGCAGATGAAATAAACATACATCATCCGAATTCCAATCTACTCCTTGATCCATATTTGCTTGGTTTGTGGCTAGGTGACGGATCTACTAA